TTTCTGTCAAAAAGGAACGGGATGCCAGCACCGCACCCAAAACCAAGACCTACACCGTAAAGAAAGGTGATACGCTCTGGGCAATCGCATCCAAGTATTATGGCAGCGGCGCTCAGTACACCAAGATTTACAAAGCAAACACGGATAAAATCAGCAACCCCAACCTCATCTATCCTGGGCAGGTGTTTACCATCCCATGAGTTGTGAATTGCTGATACAACACGGGGCCAATGCAATGCTCCCTCCCGTGGTGGAGGATGTCACCATTGAGTGGGAGCGCCAGGGGCAACCGGGCAAGATGACCTTTGAGGTGGTCAAGACCGATGGCCTCAGCTTTCAAGAGGGGGACCCGTGCCGTTTTTCCGTGGACGGCACCCCCATCTTTTATGGCTTTGTGTTTGAAAAATCCCGCAAGGGCAGCAATCCGGCTGTTATCCAAGTAACAGCATACGACCAGCTTTATTATCTGAAAAACAAGGACACCTATGTGTATGAGAACAAAACCGCCCGCGACCTTATCAAGATGATTGCGGAGGATTTCAAACTCAATATTGGTGACATTGAGAGCACCGGTCACACGATTGCAAGCCGTGTGGAGGACAACCAAACCCTTTTTGACATCATCCAGAACGCTTTGGATGCAACACTCAAAGCCACCGGCAAAATGTTTGTGCTCTATGATGATGTTGGAAAGCTGACCCTAAAGAGCATCGGCAACATGAAATTGGGTGTGCTCATTGATGAGGACACCGCCGGTGACTACGACTATACAAGCTCCATTGCATCCCAAACCTATGACAAGGTAAAGCTGACCTATGAGAACAAGGAGACCGGTAAGCGTGAGGTCTACATTGCCCAGGACAGCTCACACATCAACCAGTGGGGCGTGCTCCAGTATTATGAGAAGTTGGACAGCAACGGCAATGCCAAAGCAATGGCGGATGCCTTGCTTGACCTCTACAATACCAAAACACGCACCCTGCGGCTCAAGGATGTCCTTGGTGACATCCGTGTAAGGGCAGGCACGCTGCTGGTGGTCATGCTTGGACTTGGTGACATCAATGTGTCCAACTATCTCATGGTGGAACAGTGCAAGCACACTTTCAAGGACGGGATGCACCTCATGGAGCTCAAAATGCGAGGTGGTACATTTGTCACTTGATATTAACCAGCTTGTCAAAGCCGTCAAGCAGGCGGCTGTGGAGGCCGTGCAGGCATCCGGTCCTATGAGCGTATGCTTTGGCACAGTCACCTCCGCCTCTCCGCTTAAAATCCAGGTTGACCAGAAAAAGACCTTGACAGAGGCACAACTGATGCTCACCAACAATGTCCGTGATTTCACAGTTGAGATGACAGTTGACCACCGGACGGAGAACACAAGCGGAGGCTCCGGGGATGCCTCTTTTGCATCCCACAATCATGCATACAAGGGGCGCAAGTCCTACCGTGTGCATCTTGCCCTCAAGGCAGGAGAAAAAGTCATTTTGCTCCGCTGTGACGGTGGGCAAAAATTCTTAGTCTTAGACAGATGGGAGGCACCGTGATGGCAACATTACCGACAACTGGGGATGACCTTGACCTCATCGGTTTTGCAGTTGAAAGTCAACCCGGATATACCCATAAGCTGGACATTGACCGTGGGCGCGTGGGAGGCATGACGGATGAGCAGGATGCGGTTTTGCAAGCGGTCTATCTCATCTTGAATGTGGAGCGTTATGCGTTCCCCATCTACTCCCGTGACTACGGCTCAGAACTGTCCGACCTTATTGGCACGCCGAGGGACTACGCTATGAGCGAAATCAAGCGCCGCATCACCGAGGCTTTGACCCAGGATGACCGCATTACAAGTGTGGATGACTGGAGTTTTGAAACAAGTGGGCGCGGCGTGCGTGCCAAATTTACGGTCAACACCATCTATGGTGACTTGACCGCAGAAAAGGAGGTTGAAATCTAACGATGTTTGAAAGCAAAACCTATGAGGTGCTTGTCAAGAGCGCCCTGTCAAGAGTTTCCTCCGCCCTTGACAAGCGTGAGGGCTCTATGGTGATGAACGGCGTGGCACCGTCTATGGCAGAGCTTGCCCAACTCTATATTGGGCTTGACTTTGTTTTCAGCGCCACCTACATTGCCACAGCACCCCGTGAATATCTGATAAAGAGAGCCGCTGACCGCAACATGGAGCCGTACCCGGCAAGTGCTGCGGTTTTTCGTGCGGAATTTAACATTGAGGTGCCGGTTGGCACCCGTTTCTCCTGCGAGGGTCTAAACTTTGCTGTGACAGAACGGATGAGCACCACCGCCGACACAGACACCGGCCTCAGCCATAAAGTGACCTGTGAAACAGCCGGCGCTGCTGCCAATGATTATGCCGGCGCTCTCATCCCTATTGAATATATGGACGGCTTGACCCATGCGGAACTGGTTGAGCTGCTTATCCCCGGTGACGATGAGGAGGAAACGGAAACTTTCCGCCAGCGTGTGCTTGACAGTTTCCAATCTCAGGCGTTTGGCGGCAACCAGGCGGACTATACCGAAAAGGTGCGCGCTCTGGAGGGTGTCAGCGCTGTCAAGGTGCACCCCGTCTGGAATGGGGGTATAAACCCCTCCGACCTTATCCCAAACGCCGCTGTGACAGCATGGTACACGGGAATAATCGGCACTTTGGATGCGGATGCTGCGGCTTGGCTCACGGCGGTCTATACGGCGGCAAGCCAAAAGCAGTTGACCGTTGGTGGCTCCGTCAAGCTGGTCATTATGGCATCCAATGACAAAGCACCATCCAGCACCTTGCTCAATAAGGTGCAGACCACCGTTGACCCGACCCAAAACGCCGGAGAGGGTCTTGGCCTTGCCCCCATCGGTCATGTGGTGAATGTAGTGGGCGTAACGCCAGAAACGGTCAACATCACCCTCAACCTAACCTATTCCTCCGGTTGGAATTGGGCGGCGGTAAAAAGCTATGTGGAAACCGTGGTTGATGATTACTTTGAGGAACTTGCCAAAGCGTGGGAAACCTCAGAACATTTGACCGTCCGCATATCACAGATTGAAAGCCGCATCCTCTCCGAGTGCTCTACCATGATAACCGACATTGGCGGCACGAAAATAAACGGCAAGGAGGAAAACCTTGTGCTGGATGCTGACAGCATCCCCGTGAGAGGGGTGGTTGTGGATGGATAGAAAACTCCTTGACTACCTGCCCCCGGTGCTCCGTGAAGTCATGGAGTTTCAAGCCATCAATGAGGCGAATGAGCCGGAAATCTCCCTTGCGTGGGATGCCCTCAGCCTTGTTATGGCAAACCAGTTTTTGGACACGGCAGACAGCACGGGCCTTTCCGTGTGGGAGCGTGAGCTTAAAATCTATCCCAAAGACACAGACACACTGGAAACCCGCAGGGCACGCATCAAGGCAATGTGGAACTTGGAACTGCCTTATACGCTGCCGTGGTTAAAGAACTGGCTCACAAGCATCTGCGGCCCCACAGGGCATGAGGAAATCGTGGCGGACTATACCATCAACATCCAGCTTGACTATAATGCTCTGCCGGATGCAGACAGCTTGGCGCAGGAAATCCTAAACATGCTGCTTGCCGTCCGCCCAAGCAATATGCGGGTGCTTATGACCGCCTTTTTGCAGTCCTACGGCACGCTTACCCACGGTGCCTGCAATGAGATGTCCAACTATATGGAGGTATGGCCCCACATTATCAACAACATTGAAAGCAACGGCTCCGCCGCAATGGTGGGCGCGTTGGAATACCACGCAACCGTTGAGATTTATCCGAAAGAACAGGAGGTATAAACGATGTCTAACACCTATGGCACCATCATCACCACGAAAGGTGCGGCTATTATTGCGGATTGCATTGTCAACGGCGGCCAGCTTGTCATTTCAGAGGCAGCGGCCGGTGACGGCAACGGCGCGTATTATCAGCCGACCGTCAACCAAGAGCATCTTGTCCATGAATGTTGGCGCGGCGAAATTGCCGCCGCAGAACTCAACCCCTCAACGCCTAACATGCTTGATGTGAAAATCGTCATTGACGATGAGGTGGGCGGCTTTACTATCCGTGAAATGGGCCTTTTCAACAAGGACGGCACATTGATTGCTGTCTGCAACACACCGGACACAGAAAAGGTTGCCATTTCCGGCGGCGTGTCCGGCAAGCTCACAATGGTCATGCACATCATTGTGGCGGATGCATCCGTGGTGGAGTTTACCATCAACCCCTCTCTTGATACCGTCAGCCAAGAGGAACTTAATGAGGCTATTGCACTGCACAACGCCAGCGGCTCCAGCCACGCTGACATCCGCCTGCTTGCACTTAACTCCATGCAGGTGGGGGATGCCTATACCAAAGAGGAAAGTGATGCACGCATTGCATCCGGTGTCAGCACGCACAATGCAAACACAGAGGCACACCCCTCTATTTTGTCCGGCATATCAGGCCTTGACAGCCGCCTCACAACGCTTGAGTTGAAATACGGCACGAATGTCACCGGCAACTCTTTCAGTATCAGCTTTGCAAACCTCACAGGTCTGGTGGTGACGGGCGTGTGGAACAAAAACTATGCAAGGATTGAGTTTTAATGCCTAATTATGACATCATCCCGTTGGCGGTTGACCTCTTGGACTACACCATCCAAAGGGTGAAAACCAAAGAGCCGGAATACAGAAAAATCAAGGCTCTTGTGCAGGAAAACGGGCAGCTTGCGGAAAGAGAACTGTTTGAGAAAATCCGTGATGACGGAAAGCCGCACTTTCCGAAAAGCCAGACATTTCACCTGTGCGCCCGTCTTGAGGAGTGTGCAACCACCATTTTGGAAAAGTGTATCTCCGCAGACGGCAGATATTTTGAAACGGATTTTGAGGACAGGCTCAAAGACCTTGATGCCGTGCTGGTTGCCTGTGACACCATGCTCCAGCACATCAACCTCAGTTTCAAGAAAAAGTACATCACGGGTGACCAGTGCCACTATTGGGCGGAGCTCGTCCGCCCGGTACGGCAAAAAGCCTTTAGTTGGCGCCGCAATGACGGAAACCGTGCGGCGGCTCTGCGTGAGGCAAAGCGCGCCCAGGAACTTGCTAAAATGAGCCAGATGGCACAGCAGATTGCTGAGGCTATGGTGAAACATTCATAAACGGATATACCGGCCATGAGCCGTTATATTGGGGTGTGACCTGTTTATATCTTTCCTCCCCGAACACGAACAACACCAACAACGCCTACTACTTGAACACCAATGGCAATGTCAACAACAACAACTGCAACAATACCAACGGGTCTCGTCCCGCTCTGATGGTAAGGTCCGACCGAGTAGGCCCAAAGCCGAAAGCAGCGCCGTCCATCGCATCAAAGGAGGTCACATCCCGTCTTGGAGCATCCAAGACAAACACATTGCGCTGATGCAGGGCATCCGGCAAAACCGGGTGCTCCGCTGCTGGTCCTGTCTGCTCCGGCACCAGAACGGCGCACAATGAGAGGACGGCCAGCCAAAGCACAGACAGGAGGCCGCCCATTTTGGAAAACAAATTTACCGATATATGCACCTTTGAGGTGCTATACAAAGCATACCTTGCGGCACGCCGGGGCAAACGCTCCAGAGCCGCAACCGCACACTATGAGGTGCATCTTTTGGAAAACATCGTCAACCTTGTGTATATCTTGACCACCAAGACATACCGCCCCGGTGTTTTCCGTGTATTCTATGTTTATGAGCCAAAGAAAAGGCTTGTGCAGGCTCCGGCTTTTGTGGACAAGGTTGTGCAGCACGCTGTGGTGGATAATATCCTCTATGAGCGTATTACCAACAGCTTTATCTTGGACAACTACGCCTCACAGAAAAACAAGGGACTGCACTTTGGCTTGGATAGGCTCAAAGGATTTTTAACCGATTACTGGAACAAAAACCACACCGCAGACGGTTGGGTGCTCAAATGCGATGTGCGGCATTTCTTTGCCAGCATCGACCATGACAGGCTCAAGGAAAAGCTCAAAAAGCTGGACCTTGAGCCTGCGCTTTATGACCTTTTGTGTGTCTATGTTGACTGCTCAGACGGTCTGCCGCTTGGTTATCAGACAAGCCAACTGTTTGCCTTGTACTATCTGGATGAGTTTGACCACTTTGTAAAAGAAAAGCTCCATATCCGCTACTATGGCAGATACATGGATGACTTTTTCCTCATCCACCCGGACAAAGAATATTTGCAGTATTGCCTCACGGAAATACAGGCATTTATGGCATCTCTTGGTCTGGAACTCAATGAGAAAATACAGATTTTCCCGCTTAGACATGGGATGGACTTTCTTGGTTTTCACACCTACCTCACGGACAGCGGCAAGGTCATCCGCAAGCTGCGGCACAGCAGCGTGAAAAAGATGCGCGCCAAACTCCGCAGGTGGGAAAAGGAATACCCCACTGGTCTTGTGACCCGTGAGGAAATCCTGCAATCCTGGCAGGCGTGGGATGCTCACGCCGCACACGGCAACACTTGGACCCTACGCCAACAGGTGAGGGACCGTGTTCAAAATATCTTAAAGGAGGAAATCTAAATGGCAACAACTACCCTTGGCAACAAAAGTGTCGGCAGCATTGTCAAGCTGAAAGAAAATGGCGTGCTGGTGGACTTTTATGTTGCCAAACATGACTATGAGAACGGGCTCAACGGCTCCGGGCGCACTCTGGTTGTCCGCAAGGACTGTTATGACACCAGGCAGTGGCACACCTCAAATGTGAACGCCTACGCTACAAGCGCCATTGACACCTGGCTCAACAGCACCTACAAAAACCTGCTTGATGCGGACATCCGTGGTGTCATCGGCACTACCAAAATCAAGTACACCCCCGGCAACGGCAACACCACCGTTGGCACACTGGAGCGTGCTATTTTCCTGTTGTCCGTCACCGAACTTGGCAGAAGCGCAAGCTATGCGAATACGGAGGGCACCGCACTCTCCATTGCAAACTCTCTGCAAATCGCCTACTTGAATGGCTCCGCCGTTGTTCAGTGGACCCGCTCCCCGAACACGAACAACACCAACAACGCCTACTACTTGAACACCAATGGCAATGTCGTCAGCTACTACTGCAACAATACCAACGGGTCTCGTCCCGCTTTCACTCTCCCCTCCACCCTCTCTGTCAGCGATGACGGCTCTGTGTCCGTCAACACTGCGCCCACGATTTCCGGCAGCTATGCGACCGGCACCAATCTGGGCACTAAGACCGCAGGCTTTAATCTCACCTATACGGTTGCGGATGCAGACGGGGACACAGTGACGGTCAAGGAGTATCTGGACAATGTTCTCCAGCGCACCTATACGGCAACGCTTGGGGCAACCAACACTTTCCAGTGCGTGACCGCTGCAAATTTCCAGACGGTGCTCAACGGTGCCCACACCCTCAAGGTGGTTGCCAATGACGGAAAAGCGGACAGCGCCGCCTACACCATCACTTTCACCAAAAAGGTGACCAAGGCAACCATCACTCTGGCAAGCGCCCTGCCTGCGGATGACATCATCCAGGTTATGGTTATGACCCTCACAAGCTCCATCCCGGCTGATGCAAACCTTAAGGTGCTTGTCACCAACAATGCCAATGACAGCAGCCCTGTTTGGGAGGATGCCACGGCGGACATCAAAAGCGGTGTCAATCATGTATTTACCAACAAAACCGCCGCCAATGGTTTTGCTTTCAACTTCAAGCTCTCTGTTGAGCGTGGAGCCAGCGATACCGGCGGCTATATTTCTAACATTGGAGGTGCTTTTGAATAATGGCTGTTTACTATGACAACACAAGCCTCAAGGCAAAGCATGAGCGCAAAAAGTCCCTGGAGGAATTGACCAAAGAAAACAAAGAACTCAAAACCCGGCTCCAGGCTACGGAGGATGACTTGACCAATACCCAGGTGGCCCTCACGGAAGTCTATGAGCTATTGACAGGAGGTGGAGCGAATGGCTAAGGTATATGCTGCTCTCATCCGCAAGGGCCTCAAGACCCTGGAGGATGTACCCGCCAACCTGCGTGATGCTGTTGCCAAGCTGTTGGAGGAGGACACCAATGTGTAAGCTCCGCTGGCGGCTTGCTTTATTTTTGCTGAGAAAGGAGGTGCAAGATATGGCTATTGTGTATGCAACCCTTATCATCAAGGGCCGCAAGACTATTGACCAGGTGCCCGCTTTGCTGCGTAAGCAGGTGGAGGAAATCCTGGCAGACTTGGAGGTTGAGGTCTAACTCCCCAGCCAGCAGGAGAGGCGCATCCGTGTGGTGCGCCTCTCTTATTTTGAACGACAGGAGGACAAAAAGATGCTGGAAACACTGAGGAGTTATTGGTCTATCATCTCCACCATCATCACTGTGGTAGCCGTCCCCGCCATCGGCTACCTCTACAAAAAATATAAACAGGCGGATGCAAGACAAAAAGCGGTGGAGTTGGGTGTGCAGGCCCTCCTCCGTGACCGCATCGTACAATCCTATTATCACTATGAGGAGCGCGGATGGATAACCCTACATGGACTTGAGAATGTCAACGCCATGTATAAGGAGTACCACGCTTTGGGTGGCAACGGCACAGTCACATCATTGGTCAATTCCATCCGTGAACTTGAGGTACGGGACGATAAACGCCCCGCCTCTCAAGAATGAGCCGGAAAGGAGGGCGCATGGAGTTTTCAAAGAAAATGCTGGTGCTGCACTCCTTTGTGACCGTTTCCTTGATAATTGCCACGGTGCTCATCAACATTGCAACCGAGCACGATGTCACCGCCCTTGCCGCCCTTGCTAGTACATCCTTTGTGGTTGACGGCACCTGGGGCGGTTTTTATCTGTGGAAATCCAAGAATGAAAACCGGGCGAAATATGCCCAAAAATTTGTACGGCTGTTTGCCAAAGAGTACGGCGTGGAGAACGCCATCCGCTTGGCAGAAATCGTGCTGAAAGACTGAAAAGGAGGTTTATAGCATTGAGTAACAGCAAACTGGTGGACTATACAAAAATTTCCCCAAACAAGACAAGTCCCAGAAACCACAAGATTGATACCATCACCATCCACTGCGTGGTAGGTCAATGCAGCGTGGAAACTCTGGGCAATGTGTTTGCCCCTACATCCAGACGGGCGAGCTCCAACTACGGCATTGGCTATGATGGCCGCATCGGTATGTATGTGGAGGAAAAAGACCGCTCCTGGTGTTCGTCCTCTGCAAGCAACGACAACCGGGCAATCACTATTGAGGTTGCCAGTGACACCAAGCACCCCTACAAGGTGAGAGATGCCGCCTATAAGGCCTTGATTGACCTGTGCACGGACATCTGCAAGCGCAACGGCATCAAAGAGCTCAAGTGGAAAGCGGATAAGTCCCTCATCGGCAAGGTGGAGCAGCAAAACATGACGGTGCACCGCTGGTTTGCCAATAAGGCTTGCCCCGGTAATTATCTCTATAACCTGCACGGCCAGATTGCCGCTGAGGTCAACGCAAGGCTTGGGGTAGTATCTGATACCACCCCAGACACAAACGCCGCCCTGGAGTACGCTGTGGGCGATGTGGTGACCTTTAAGGGCACCAAGCACTATGCAAGCTCCAACGGCACAAACGGAAAGACATGCAAACCCGGCGAGGCAAGGGTGACCTCTGTGGCGAAAAACGGAAAGCACCAGTACCACCTCATCAAGACCACTGGCAGCGCCTCCACCGTTTACGGTTGGGTGGATGCCGCAGACATCACCAAAGCAAGCGCATCCATTGCAAAAGGCAGCAAGGTCAAGGTCAATAAAGGCGCTAAAACCTACACGGGCGGCTCTCTTGCATCGTTCGTTTACAGTACGGTTTACACCGTCATGCAAATTGACGGTGACCGTGCGGTTATCGGCAAAGACGGCGTTGTGACCGCTGCCGTCAACATCAAAAACCTCACCCTTGTGGGGTAAAAATAAGAGGAGGATTTCACTATGGAAAACATCTTTGACTGGTCCGTTATTCTCAGCCTCGTGGGTGTGTTGGTGGTCATCACCAACATCATTGTGCAGGTGCTCAAAAAGCTCACCTGGGACAAGCTACCCACAAACATCCTTGCCACGCTTGTGGCAATCGTTTTGACCCTTGGAGCGTTCTTTGCCTACTGCCAGATTAAAAGCATCACCGTAGTGTGGTACATGGTTGCCGCTGCGGTTGTGCTTGGCTTTATGGTTGCCTACGCCGCCATGTTCGGCTTTGACAAGCTCAAAGAGGTCATTGCACAGTTGGATAAAAACAAAAAGGAATAAGACAGCGAAAAGCCGGAGAGGTGTGACCCTCTCCGGCTTTTTTTGCGTTCTATGACATAAGCGCTTGCACGCCTTTTATAATCTTATTGTAGTCATCCTCAACGGTCATAAAATCATTTTCATATCCTCGCAGCTCATCAACGAAAGCCTCTAACCGTCTGTTTTGTCCCGCCTGCGTTTTTAGGCGCATAGCCTCTGTTGTTTCCTTGGTATAAATACGCCCCAAGAAATCCGTCTTGAGAGCATCCACTGCCGAAAGCACACTCTCTGCTGCTTTGAGCATCTGCTCATCCACTTTGCACCCGGCTTTTTTGGCTTGCAGCAAGGTCAATGCCTTGCGTTCCGCCAACTGCAACCGGCTGAAAAATGTTTCATAGGCAAAGGTTTGTTGACAAAGCTGGAAACTCTCACGCATGATGCGTGCATCGTTTTCTGCCTGCATCGTGGAATAATATTTCCGCATATCACGGAGCGTGTCCTCCGGCACATCCGGCTGTGTGAGCTCTGTCTTTACGGACACCAGCGGCGTGGATGTTTCAGATGTTCTTAACACCTCCGGCTCTTTTCTTTTCCTCTTTTTCAAAAGCAGGACGGCAAGGACTATGCAAACAACCGTGAGCAAAATGTTTTCCGGCACCGGGTCTTGTACCGACATAATTACCCCACCGAGTGTTGCCACAGCGCACGACATTCCAAAAATGATGCGAACAATCCATAAAACCTTTTTCACTGCTTATCACCTCCCATTTTCTGCTTTTTTCTTTACTTTTACAAGTTTAATTATATCCAACACAGTGCATTTGTCAAGCAGTAGAGCCTATATGATAATGACTTATTTTTTGGGTAAACTATACTTTTCAGTAGGAGGAGGGATACGCATGACCGCTGATAAAATCAAAGCGTTGCGTGAGGCAAAAGGTTGGACACAGGCAGACCTTGCGCGCAAATTGGGCATCACCAGAAACGGAGTGAACTCTTGGGAGCAGGGACTTTCCACACCATCACCGGCTTGTCTGGTGGACTTGGCAACAGTGTTTTCCGTGTCTACGGACTATTTGCTTGGCATTGAGCACTCAGCCATAGTGGATGTGTCCGGCTTGAATGACAAGGATGTTGCCGTGTTGGCAGAGCTTGCAGACCGATTAAGAAACCGCAACCATTGAGAAACGGCTCAGATTTTGGGACCGTTTTTCTTTTTTGCTGTTGACATTATACAACAAAAGTTGTATAATTAGAGTATAACAAAGGAGGTGCTGCTATATGGCCCGTTCAAACTTACAAAACACCCGTTTATCCAGAGAAATGTCACAGTCACAGCTTGCGACCGCCGCCGCTATCAACGGCAGAGTGCTCCAAACCTATGAACAGGGTGGGCGTGACCTTAGCGGTGCAAAGCTGGCTACCCTCTTAAAAATCTGTTTGGCTCTCAACTGCAAACTGGAGGACATCCTCCCAGATGGGGAAACCGCAGAATTGTTAAAGAGATATGCCAAAATGATTGGTTGACACGGAACTTGGCGGGGTGGTTGCACCCCGCTTTTTCTTTTACGAGGAGGACCCCATGAACTATAAAGGCTTTCATCATCTCACCTGGAATGACAGGCTGACCATTGAGAAAATGCTCAAAGTCCATACCGCAAAAGCGAAAATTGCGGAGGCGCTTGGCGTGTCAGTGCGTACCATTTACTATGAAATCAAGCGCGGAATGTGCACGCAACGGAACACAGATTATACTGTTGAGGAGCGTTATTGTGCGGAGGTTGCGGAGCGTACATATAGGGAGCATCTGAAAGCCAAGGGGCCAGACCTCAAGATTGGAAACAACATAGAACTGTCTAACTTTTTAGAGGAGCAAATCATTGAGCACCACTTTTCTCCCGGTGCTGCGTTGGTGGAGGCAAAAACCGCCAATAAAGTGGTCAATATCTGTGAAAGCACCCTTTACAACTACATTTACCGTGGGGATGTGTTTTTGGAACTTGCTCCGGAGCACCTGCATGAAAAGGGCAAACGGCACTATACCAAACAATGCCGCAAAAAAGCCGCGAGAGCGCCAAAAGGTGAAAGCATCGAACACCGCCCGGACGAAATCCTCAAGCGCACCACTTTTGGAAATTGGGAGATGGACAGCGTGATGGGCGCACAGGGCACCACCAAGGCGCTCCTTGTCCTTACCGAACGGTTGAGCCGTAACGGCATCCTCATCCTCCTGCCGGACCACACAAGCAGCAGCGTGGTAAAGGCTTTGGACAAACTGGAACGCAGATATGGAAAAGACTTCTATGACACATTCAAAAGCATCACCGTGGACAATGGCTGTGAGTTTGCGGACTATGAGGGTCTTGAGCGTTCCTGCCGCCGAAAACAAAAACGCACAAAGCTCTATTACTGTCACCCATACTCACCGCATGAGCGTGGCAGCAATGAAAACATGAACAGAATAATTAGGCGGTTTTTCCCAAAAGGCACAAACTTTGATGAGGTGCAGCTCTGTGAGGTGCGTGTGGCTGAGGAATGGATGAACAACTACCCCCGCAAAATCCTGGGATGGAAAAGCGCCAACCAGGTCATGCAGGAATATTTGCAAACTGCATAAAAACCGCAGAGCATTGGTGCAGGGAGCCGGAAAGCAATAATTGCATCCGGTTTCGTTTCTGCGCCTTTTTTCTTAAAAACCGCATAAAATCAAAGCCTCTGGATGTGTCCAGAGGCTTTGATGATACCACTCTAAAAAATTTTACAACTATTTTTGCAATTTATTCTTGACATTTTGGGCGGTAACCATTATTATTAGATTGCAGGGTCATCCAAGACCCTTGCAGTCTAATTTTTTTATGCCGTGAGGAGGTGAAACAAATGGCAACCTACGCCTACCGTTCTATTTCAGAGCGCCAGAAAATTCAGAGCCTTTGGGAAAGCGGTGCCTCTGTCAAAGAGATTGCACAGGACTTTGACTTGTCCGTGTCTGCAATTTACACAGAGCTCAAGCGTGGATATGACGGCACACGGCTCCCCGATATGCGCCGCCGCTATGATGCGGAATTGGCACAGCTCACTGTCCAAAAATCTATTGAACGGAGGGGCCGCAAAGCTGCCGAGGCATAACCGCCCACATTGATACAACCAAAGGAGGACAACCCTATGAAAGCAAATGCAAACCCTATTGTGCTGAAAAGCAACCGTACTTCTGACGAGTGCATCGGTACTGTCAGATTGACCCCGGAGGCGGAAAAAGTCATCCGCCGCCTGCGCGCCAAGACTGCACTGCCTATTAGGCAAATTGTGAGTGAAATCATTGTGCAGGCAGAAAATCTCATTGACATTGAGGATGCCAACGAGGAAAGAGAGGAGGACTAAACCGTGAAAATGTTATCCGATTTTCAAGCAGGTGCAACCGTAAAGTACCACGGTGAGCCCTGCATCGTGCTGGAGCACCGCAAGGACGGCACCCTGCTCATGGTGCTTGAGCAGATTGAGCACACTTTTGGCTCTGACAACGATTTTGCCAAGAGTGACCTGCGTGAACACCTCAACGGTGCCTACATGGACACGCTCACCCAGGGCAACCATGGTGAGATTTTGAAACGCGCCATTGACCTCACCGCAGTCAACGGTAGCAAGCAGTATGGCATTGATACCTGCTGCATTGCACCACTTACCTTTGATGAGTACCGCAAGTACCATGACATCATCCCCAAGCCGGAAAAATGGGAATGGTCTGTTACCCCCTGGAGCACCCCCTGCGTGAATGAGGATGATACCTGGGTCATGGGCTTGAACACCAGTGGCGGTGTCAACTACTACTACTGCGGCAATACCATCGGGTCTCGTCCCGCTTTCCTCCTCCCCTCTAATTATGTTGTGGAGCCGGAAAATGCCCTTGCATCCTGCACCACAAGAGAGCTGGTTGAGGAACTTTTCAGCAGAGCCGACAAGTAAGAGGTGACTGACATGACCACATATGAGATAGAGGCCCGGCGTTATTCACGCAGATGCCGCCGTGCCCGCAAAATCAGACGGCAGCGCCGTATTGCCCTCCTCACCATTGTGTGCTGCGTTGTGTTCGTCTGGCTATGCACCTGCAAGGAGGACAAGCCAACCATCCCAACCGTTGCGGCAGAAACACCGATGCCAACAGTCACAACGGTTGCGGAGCCTACGCCCGTGACCGCTGCGCCGCCTGTCAGCCGCACCCGTGATGACATCGTAAGTGAGGGACGGCTCCTAAGCTATGACCTCCAGGAAACCATGCAGGACTGCTGTGAGGAGTATGGCGTGCCGTATGCCCTGGCACTCGCCATTGCAGAGGTGGAAACCCACTTTGACCCGGATGCCGTCAGCGGCACCGGTGACTATGGCCTCATGCAGATTAACTCCATCAACCATGAATGGCTCTCTGAAATAGGTTTTGATGTTATGACCTATGATGGAAACATTGAGGCGGGTATCTACATTATTTCTCAGCACTTGAATAAATACGGAAAGCCGGAGTTGGCTTTGATGGCATACAACTCCGGCCCCACGGGAGCACAAAAACTTTGGGATGCTGGAACATTCCAAACCGACTACTCCCGCAAAGTGATGGCAGCTTTTGAACACTGGACAAGCGTGTTGGAGGAATAAAGATGCCTTACTACTGGACATGCCCAAAATGCGGCGCAAACCTTGACCCCGGTGAGCGCTGCGATTGTGAAACAACAACTACCACTAAGGAGGATTATAACGATGATGGAAATGAAAATCAAGATTGATGTGCCGGAATTGGTTGCCGCAGTTGAAAAACTTGCCGCAGCCATCGACAAAACCGCACTCAATATCACCGTGCCGAATGAGGGCACGCTCAACTTTAACACACCGGCCGGCAACGCTCCCGTTGCTCCCGCACCTGTGCAGACGGCCCCCACTCCTGCACCCGTTGCCGCCCCTGCACCCGCGCCCACGCCTGCCGCACCGCCTGTGACACCTATGCCCACCGCTGCGGCTCCCGCACCCGCTGTGCCGGTAACCGCTCCGACCTACACCCTTGACCAGATTGCAAAAGCAGGTGCAAACCTTGTGGATGCAGGCAAGATGGAGCAGTTGCTTGCCCTGCTCACCAAGTACGGCGTGCAGGCTGTCACCCAGCTCACCCCCGACCAGTACGGCGCCTTTGCCACGGAACTGCGTGCCCTTGGCGCCCAGATTTAAGGAGGTGCTCTGATGCCTCCAGAAAAACACGCATTGCTGTCCGCATCATCGGCAGCACGATGGCTTAACTGCACAGCGGCTCCCCGTTTTGAGGAGGGTCTGCCAGAAAGCACAAGCGAATATGCGGAGGAGGGGCGCTTGGCTCACGCCATTGCAGAACTCAAGACCCTCAAGAAATTCACTTTGATGTCACCCCGCACCTACACCACTCGCCTCAACAAACTCAAGAAAGAGCCGCTTTATAACCCGGAAATGGACAAGACCACAGACCTTTACATGGAACACCTCACGGAGCAGGCAATGCTCTATGACAGTGCGCCGACCGTTGCCGCAGAGGTCAAGGTTGATTTTAACGACTATGTGCCGGAGGGCTTTGGCACCTGCGACAATGTGATGATTGGTGGGGACACCCTCAGCATCACGGACTATAAGCACGGCAAAGGCGTACCTGTGTCCGCTGTTGGAAACCCTCAGATGCGGCTTTACGCCCTGGGCGCTCTCAAGCGTTATGCCCCTATCTTTGGGGACAACATCAAAAAGGTACGCATGAGCATTGACCAGCCGCGCCTTGACAGCTACACCACCGACATCATCACCGTGGAGGAGCTGAAAGCATGGGGCGATAGCATCAAGCCGATTGCACAAAAGGCTTTCTCCGGTCTTGGTGATTTTGTTCCCGGTGAGCACTGCCGCTTTTGCCGTGGCAAGGCACAGTGCCGTGCCCGCGCCAATGTCAACACCGCTTTGGAGGATTTCAAGGGCTGTGTGCCTGCCTCCAGCGTTCCGGCTGACAGTCTGGTGCCGCAGGAGTTTTCTCACATCGGACCGCACGGCAATGAAGTCCACCCGCTCCTCTCTGATGCGGAAATTGGTGACCTGCTCATCCGTGGGCAGCAGCTTGTCCAGTGGTACAAAGACCTTGAGGAGTACGCTCTCAAGACCATGCTTGACGGCAAGCCTATTACCGGGTGGAAACTTGTGGCCGGTAGGAGCAACCGCACCTTTACGGACCAAGATGCCGCCATCAAGGCCGTTATTGCGGCCGGATATGATGAGGCACTTGTCTATGACCGCAAACCTAAAACCCTCTCCGAACTGGAGAAACTGATGGGCAAGGCTGAATTTGCTGAGAAAATCGGCAGCTATGTGGTCAAACCTTTGGGCAAACCTACCCTTGCGCTTGCGACAGACAAGAGGGAAACCTACTCACCTGCCGCCTCCGACTTTGCCGGGGTGGTGAGCGAACAATGAAACCTCTACTACCGAAACTTGCTCTTTTTGCCCTTATGTATGCTTTTATACTCACCATTCTCACCCTTTGTTGGGTAGGCGCTGAGTATGTGTTTGAGGGCGCCGTCCACAGCAGCAAAGTTGACGGTTGGATTGCCTGCTTGCTTTCCTACTATATGACAAAAGAACTTTTCCACTTGGATAGAAAGATGGGAGGCAAGCGATGACCCACGCAACCATCCGCTTTCAGTATGACACCGCCCGTTTTGAGCTTTATCTGGACAAGCTCACGGGGCTACCTGCTCCGAATATCCGCAAGCTGTTCAAGCTGATGCTTTCAGAACCGTGGAACAACCAGACAGCCATTGATGCTGTGGAGGCTTTTCTCCCACACATCGTTGAGGAAAGCAAAGAGGCGTGGAGGCAGACATCCGTTGATTTTCAAAACGGTTGGCGGCTTGTGCCGAACAAGCAGAGCAAAAAGGGCCGTGCCATCATGGCCCAAAACAACAGGCTCCATAAAGCCGTAAAGAGCGCCAAAGGCATCCACCAACATTGGGTGCGGATTTACGGCTATTGGAATGATACAAAACAAAAAATGAATTTTAAGTGAAAAGGAGATTAGTGACTATGTATCAGAATGACCCTATGAAAGTTTTAACCGGTGAGGTACGCCTCTCCTATGCCAACTTGACCACCCCCAGAGCCGCCCAGCAGGGCGGTGAGCCAAAATACTCCGTGACCCTGCTCATCCCCAAGACCGATGTGGCAACCAAAGCGGACATTGATGCCGCTATCAACGCCGCCGCAAACGAGGCATTGACCAAGGTGTGGAACGGCGCACGCCCTCCTCAGCTTGCTACCCCCGTGTGGGACGGTGACGGCGTGAGAAAGTCCGGCGTGCCCTTTGGCGATGAGTGCAAGGGGCATTGGGTGATTACCGCCTCCACCAAGAACAAGCCGCAGGTTGTTGGCATCGACAACATCAACTGTGAGCTTTCCCCCGCTGACATTTACAGCGGCATGTATGCCCGTGTCACAGTCCGTTTCTTTGGTTACTCCAACAGCGGCAACAAGGGCGTTGGCTGCGGTCTTGGCAATGTTCTCAAGACCCGTGACGGTGAGCCGCTGAGTGGGCAGTCCTCCGCCGCATCCGACTTTGCAGGCATCGGCGCATCCCCTGCGGCTGCTCCCGCTTATGGAGCGCCCACGCCCGTTGCCTACGGTGTTGCGCCTGCGGCTGCTCCTCAGCCGCCTATGAACACCGCACCTTGGAACAACGGAAACGGCATCAACCCCATCACAGGACAGCCCATGTAAAAGGAGGAGTAACCGATGAACACCAGATTTGATGGCCGGCTTTGGATTGGAGCCCTTGGCGTGACTTTCAAAGTCAAAGAAATGGAAACCAGACACCTGCTCAATACGGTCAAGATGCTTTCGCAAAAACCTGCCCGTGTGCAGACCATGCTTGTGGCCGACATTGAAAGCGCCACTTTTGCGGAGCCCCAGGCTTGGACCTCCAACCGCCGTGAGGACATCCGCAAGGTGTCCGTCCACAACATCACCAGTCTCTCCGCTGAGGAACTGGTGGAGTATGTCAAGGGCACCACGCTTTTTAACACCATGCTGGCGGAGCTGGATGCCCGTGGCGTGAACACGGAGAACATCATGCAGCTCTACACCATGGATGAGGCTTTCCGCAACTAAGAAAGGAGGACATCATGCACCATCTCAGTATAGACCTTGAAACTTATTCCAGCGTACCGATTGCCAAAGCCGGCGCTCAAAAGTATATCTCCAGTCCCGACTTTGAAATCCTGCTGTTTGCTTATAGCCTGGATGGTGCCCCTGTCGAAATCGTTGACTTGGCCACGGGGGAACAACTACCCCCGTGGCTTGTCAATTCTCTCACCAGCCCGGAGTACATCAAGCACGCATACAACGCCCCCTTTGAATGGGGGTGCCTCTCAAAGTTTGTTGGTTATCTGCCGCCGGAGCAGTGGCGCTGCACCATGTTCCACGGCCTCTACTGCGGCTATACGGCGGGCTTGGATGCCACGGGACGGGCGTTAGGACTTGAGGAGGATAAGCGCAAGCTGAATACCGGCAAGGCACTCATCCGCTATTTCTGCGTACCATGCGCCCCTACTAAAGCCAACGGTGGGCGTACCCGCAACTATCCACAGCATGACCCGGCAAAGTGGCAGTTGTTCAAAGAATACTGCCGCCAGGATGTTGTGACGGAAATGGAAATTGAGCGGAGGCTTTCCGCTTTTCCCGTGCCGGACTTTGTGCAGAAACAGTGGGAAACCGACCTCATCATCAACGCCCGTGGCGTTGCGGTGGATATGGATTTTGTCAGCGGCGCTCTTTATCTTGGCAGTACCGTCCGCAAGAACTTGATGCAGGAGGCAACCGACCTCTCCAAATTGGACAACCCCAACAGCGTTGGACAGCTTACACAGTGGTTGCAGGAGGAAATGGGCGAGGAACTCACTGACCTCCGCAAAGATACCGTTTCACGCCTCTTGAATAAAGACGGCAACAGTCCGCAGGTGCAAAGGATGCTGGAGATACGCCAGGAATTAGGCAAGACCAGCACCAAAAAATATGATGCCATTGAGGCTGCTGTCTGCCCGGATGGCCGTGTCCGTGGACTGCTCCAATTTTACGGAGCCAACCGCACCGGTAGATGGGCAGGCAGACTGGTGCAGGTGCAAAACCTGCCCCGCACTTATTTAGAGCCGCTGCCCCTTGCCCGTGACCTTGTGCGAAAGCATAACCTTGACGGCTTGCGGTGCATCTACGGCTCCGTGCCGGACAGCCTCAGCCAGCTCATCCGCACAGCTTTTGTTGCGCCAGAGGGGCATGTGCTGATTGATGCGGACTTTTCCGCTATTGAGGCCCGTGTCATCTCCTGGCTTGCGGGTGAACAATGGCGGCTTGAGGTGTTCCGCACCCATGGCAAAATTTATGAGGCATCCGCATCCCAGATGTTTGGCGTGCCCATTGACCTCATCAAGAAAGGCAACCCGGAGTATGCTCTCCGGCAGAAAGGCAAGGTTGCAGAGTTGGCGCTTGGCTACCAAGGCAGCACAGGGGCGCTCATCAATATGGGTGCTTTGGATATGGGCATCCCGGAGGAGGACTTGCCCGACATCGTGAGCCGCTGGCGTGAGGCAAACAAGCGCATCCGTGACCTCTGGTATGCAATGGACAACGCCGCCGTCCAGGTTATCACACAGGGCGGCTCCATAGGCATCAACGGCTTAATTATCACCCGTGAATTTGATTATAACCAGGGCACCGACTGCATGACCATCACACTGCCGTCTGGGCGCAAACTCTACTATGTAAGCCCCGGCATTGGTGAAAACCAATGGGGCAACCCGTCCATCTCCTACATGGGCATGGACCAGAAAACCAAACGGTGGAAACGCATTGAAACCTACGGCGGCAAGCTGGTGGAGAACTGCGTACAGGCCATCGCCCGTGACTGCCTTGCCGACACCATAGAACGGCTTGAGGCGGCGCACCTGCCCGTTGTGTTCCATGTGCACGATGAGGTCATTATTGATGTGACCCCGTGGGCGGATGAGGACACCATGCTTGAGTATGTGTGCTCCATTATGCGCCAGCCTATCCCTTGGGCGCCCGGACTGCCGCTAAACGCAGACGGTTGGGTGGGGCAATTCTTTAGAAAGGACTGATTGACCTTGCAATACATGGGCGGCAAAAGCCGGATTGCCCGGTCAATCGCAGAGATTATCAATGAGATACCAAGGCGGAAAATCAAGAATTGCCAAACCCATTGCTCAGATAATCATGCAGGTTGCGGGGGGGATTGCTTTGTCAGCTTATTTTGCGGCAGTTGTGCCGTGGAAAGCAAGGTGCAAGGTTTTTCCCGCAAACTCCTCAATGACCGGCACGAATACCTCATTGCAATGCTCCAAGGCGTTCAACAAGGCTATAACCTGCCGGAGCACATCACTCTGGAGCAGTACCGATACATACGGGAAAACAAGGATGCAGACCCCGTTCTTGCCGGTTTTGTAGGCTTTGGGTGCAGCTTTGGAGGCAAATGGTTTGGCGGATACGCAAGGAATAAAACCGGCACCAATTACGCCGAACAGAGCAAGCGCTCCCTACTGAAAGATATGGCAACGCTGCAAGATGCCCAATTTGTGTGTGGTGATTACCGCCGCTTGTGCATCCCACCCAATTCTGTGATATACGCTGACCCGCCCTACAACAACACCACGGGCTACACCGGGGACAAGTTTGACACCACAGAGTTTTGGATAGCAATGCGGCTACTTGCCGATTTAGGGCACACGGTTTTTGTCAGTGAACAAGAGGCACCGCCGGACATCCAATGTATATGGGAAAAACCCTTTACCCGAACTTTAGACCGGAACAAGGGCAACCAATTTACCGTTACTGAAAAATTATTTTACTTACCACCGAGGAGGTACACGCAACATGAAAATGGACAAAGTGGCATCCTCCCAAAATGATGAGTTTTACACACCGGAATATGCAATAAAGCCAATACTCAAGTACATCAAAATGCCCTGCACCATCTGGTGCCCCTTTGACACAGAGGAAAGCAACTTTGTCAAACTGCTCTCCCAATATGCCGCCTGCGGCGTGTCAGTCATTCACTCTCACATAGCCACGGGGGGGGACTTTTTCCAATGTGTCCCGCCTGCTTGTGACTATATCATAAGCAACCCTCCGTACTCCGTAAAGGGGCAAGTGCTGCAACGGCTCTTTGACATAGGAAAACCCTTTGCAATGCTGGTTGGCGTTGTAGGACTGTTTGAGAGCCAAGAGCGTTTTGAAATGTTCAGAGAAAACGAGTTTGAAATCATGTATTTCAACAGACGAGTGGCGTATTTCCAAAGCTACCAAGACCCCAAACCATCACTCAATCCGCCCTTTAGCAGCGTGTATGTGTGCCACAAAATGCTGCCGGAAAAGATGGTGTTTGAGGAAATTGAGAAAAGATAGGAGGCTCACCATTGAAACACTTGGGAGATATAACGCAAATCAACGGCTCTATGGTGGAGCCCGTCAATGTCATCATCGGCGGCAGTCCTTGCCAGGACTTATCTGTGGCCGGCAGGCGTGCCGGTCTTGCCGGTGAACGGTCCGGGCTCTTTATGGAGCAAATCAGAATTATAAAAGAAATGAGGTGTGCAGATGCCGCAAGAGGTAGAACAGGTACAGACATCCGCCCCCGTTGGATGGTCTGGGAAAATGTCCCCGGAGCTTTCAGCTCCAACAAAGGAGAGGACTTTGGGGCAGTCCTCCAGGAAACAATCAAAATCGCAGAGCCGCAAGTCCCCGCTGTTTCTGTCCCTAAGAACGGATGGCCAACAGCCGGATGCCTCACCGATGTGGGAGGAAAATGGAGCGTTGCTTGGCGCGTTTTCGATGCTCAGTTTTGGGGAGTGCCCCAGCGTAGAAAACGCATCGCACTTGTCGCAGATTTTGGAGGCCTCACCGCACCCGAAATACTCTTTGAGCGCCAAGGCGTGCCTGGGTATTGTCCGCAGAGCGGAGCGCCGTGGCAAAGAGCTGCCGCCCCTGCTCAAGACGGCGCTGCTCAACCAGGCGGGTCAACATTCTGCATCCAGGGAAACTGCATTGACAGAGCCGACACCGCAGGATGCAACGGCAAAGGATGGACAGAGGGAGTAAGCTACACCCTCAACACTATTGACCGCCCCGCCGTTTACAGTGAGCCGCTGGACGATGTGGCAAGCACCTTGCGTGCCGGAGCCGGTATGCCAAAGCATGATGCAGATATTAGAGGACGGCTTGCAATCGTCTACAACGGTGAAACCGTCACCAGTAAGACCAACGCAAGCAATCCACAGGTTGGTGACCCATGCCACACGCTTGGTGCAACAGGTGCAGGGCGTGCGGTGGTCATTGAAAACCACGCCAAGGCTTTTAGCTTTGACAGCCTTGCCTCAAACAGCATGAAAAGCACAAATCCACACAGCGGATGCCGTGAGGTTGGCGTTTCTAAAACATTAGATGCCGCCCGCCCCGACCCCGCAAAAAATCAAGGTGGGATTGCCATTGTGCAGCTTGCTGTTGAAAACCACCCGCAGGACAGCCGTGTGAAAATCAATGAGGACGGCGTTGTGCAGACCCTAAGCGGTCAAATGGGCACCGGGGGGGAATGTTCCTCTGATATTAGAAAACAAGTAGCTGATGTTTACGCCGCCACTTGCGGCTCTTTTATGTCAATCGGCTGCGATGTATGCCCTACCCTTATGGCAAGGGACTATAAGCAGTCACACATAGTGTGCTACAAGGATGGAGGCACAGAGAATGATTATGTATGAAAACTATCAATATGGAAACTACCGCCGAGGCTGCGGAACTCTGAAAGCCTCCGGCGGTGATTATGGCGGAGGGAGTGAAAACTTGATATGTACCAATACTGGAACGGTGGGCAGGTCATCGACACTCTCACCGCACGAAATGCGGGGGGGGGACAACGGATGCCGGATAAGCAGAACTTTAACAGCGTGATTGACACCGAACGGCTAACCGTCCGCCGTCTTACCCCTTTGGAATGTGAACGCCTGCAAGGCTTTCCGGACGGTTGGACAGACATAGGCGCATGGGTAGGAGAAAACGGCAAGAGCCACGCTGAGAGTGCAGACACCGCACGCTACAAGGCGCTTGGCAATAGCATTGCCCTCCCACCCTGGGCGTATGTCTTGACCCGTCTGAGCCTTTGTGTAGGCTGCGGACATCCCACAATGGCAAGCCTCTTTGACGGCATTGGGGGCTTTCCGCTGATATGGGAATGGCTCAACGGAAAAGGCTCTTGCCTCTGGGCAAGCGAAATTGAGGACTTTCCCATTGCCGTGACAAAATACCATTTTCCGGAGGAGGGAGAAAACAATGAGCATTGAAAAGGACTATGACATCTACATTGCCGTGTGTGACATCTGCGGTGATGACATCGGACCGTTTGAGGACTTCTATGATGCGGTGGATGCCAAAAAAGCCGCTGGTTGGCGTTCACGCAAAGACGCGCATGGGGAATGGATTGACCTTTGCCCCGCTTGTCAGCACCCGTCTGCCGCATCTGATTTTGGAGGTGTCATATGAAAAGAGCAGAGATATTGGATGCTGCAAAGGCTTGTGTCTGCGGTGAGCGTGAGCAGGACTATGGAACGCCGGAGGACAGCTTTGGCCTCATTGGGCAGCTTTGGACGGTCTACATGGGCACCCTGTTCACCGCCAAAGATGTTGCCATGATGCTGGCATTGCTGAAAGTGGCACGCATCCACAATGGTGACAAAATGGACAGCTTTATTGACCTTGCAGGCTACGCCGCCTGTGCAGGCGAAATTGTAGGAAAGGAGGCCCCGTGATGGCTGAAAACAGAAACCCGTTTCTCAATCAAAGCGGATGCCCCGACCCTACCGCATACCATGCTTTGAAACCCATTATGCAGGAGGATGCCGCGCTGGAGGGCAAGGTCAATTTTCTCATAAAAGTGCTTAAATTTATCATTGCTGAAAGCGGTTTTGAACTGCTTGCACGCATTGAGCTCAAAGACAAAAAGACAGGGAGGTGCTTTAGATGAAAGCCATAGCCATTGATTTTGACGGGTGCATTTGCACAAATGCTTTTCCGAACATCGGAGCACCCAACCGGAGCGTTATCGACAAAGCCATTGCGGAGCAAGCCGCCGGCGCCGGTCTGATTTTATGGACCTGCCGGGAGGGTGAACTGCTCCAACAGGCGTTGGATGCCTGTGCCCAATGGGGACTACACTTTGATGCGGTCAATGAAAGCCTCCCCTCCTGGATTGCTGCCTTTGGCACCCGCCCCAGAAAGGTTGGAGCATCCGAGTATTGGGATGACCGTGCCGTGGTTGTCCGTGACGGTGAGGTGCAGCTATGAAAACCCGTGACATCTATACCGCCGCCGTCAAGAAATGTGGCAAGGAGCACCAGCTTGTCCTCTGCATGGAGGAAATGGCTGAACTTACAAAAGAGCTCTCCAAGAACATGAGAGGCTTTAAGAACACAACCAATATTTCAGAGGAAATGGCTGATGTGGAAATCATGCTTGAGCAGCTCCGTATCATTTACGGCAACCGTTCAGAAGTTGACACCATAAAAGCTGAAAAACTCCTCCGCCTATCGGAACGGTTGGAGGTTTTATGTAGATAGAGAGGTGAGCCAAGATGCAATATGACCGCAAAATAACAATATCAGCCGGTAGCAACCGGCGTGCAATGTCCTGGCTGCCTCAGACTATGCTCATATCAGAGTTGTGGGCAAGGCTCCAGACACCTGCCAGGGGCACAGAGCCGTTGGCAGAATACTTGAACATGAAAAAGGCCCAGCAGGATGACCTCAAGGATGTGGGCGGCTTTATGGCAGGCACGCTGTCCGGCCCGCGCCGCAAGGCAGGCAATGTGACCGGGCGTGATGTCATAACTCTGGACCTTGACAATATCCCCTCTGGGGGCACGGATGATGTGCTGCGGCGTGTGGAGGCTTTGGGATGCGGCTATTGCATCTACAGTACCCGTAAACACAGCCCTGCGGCACCACGCCTGCGTGTTCTCATCCCACTTGACCGCACGGTGTCTGCGGATGAATATGAGCCGCTGGCACGCAAAATGGCCGAGTACATAGGCTTGGAACTTTGTGACCCTACCACCTTTGAGGTGTCGCGCCTTATGTATTGGCCCTCCTGTTGCGCTGACAGCCAGTATATCTATTTATGGCAGGACAAGCCGCTCCTCTCTGCCAACGGACTTTTGGCACAGTATGAGGACTGGCGCGACTGCACCACCTGGCCGCAAGTCCCCGGCGCCCTCTCCCTGCCCAAGCTGGCAGTCAAACAGGGTGACCCGGAGGGCAAGACCGGCGTTGTGGGCGCGTTCTGCCGCACCTATGACATTTACCGTGCTATGGATGAACTCATCCCCGGCATGTATGAGCCGGTGGAGAGTATGCCGGGGCGTTATACCTATCTGGGCGGCTCCACCACCGGTGGCGCAGTGGTATATGACAGCGGCAAGTTTTTATACAGTCACCATGCAACCGACCCTTGCGGCGGCAGACTGGTCAACGCCTTTGACCTTGTACGCCTCCACCGCTTTGGGGACAAGGACGATGATGCACAGACCGGCACGCCTGCCAACCGTCTGCCATCCTACCGTGCCATGTGTGAGCTTGCGGTGCAGGACAAGGATGTTGCCGCACTGATGAGCCAAGAACGCTACCAGGAGGCTTTGCAAGACTTTGAGGGCGTGACCGCCTCCAATGATGCAGAGCCCGCAAACTGGATGAGCAAGCTAGCAGTGAATACCCAAACAGGCTTGCCAAAGGCAACCATTGATAATGTGTGGATAATCCTTGAAAATGACCCGCTGCTCAAAGGCAAGTTTGCCCTAAACCAGTTTGCCGGCCGTGGTGAGGTGCTTGGTGCCCTGCCGTGGGATGACCGCACGGAGCGCCGCCTGTGGGACGATAACGACAACCAGGGACTTTACTGGTATATGGAGAGATACCACCACATCACCGGCAACGGCAAGATTGACGGTGCCCTCTCCCTCCATTCCACCGCCCACGCTTTCAATGAGATACAAGACTACCTCCGTGCCCTTAAATGGGACGGTATGCCCCGTCTTGATACCCTTTTCATTGATTACCTTGGCGCCCAGGACACCCCATACACAAGAGCCGTGACCCGCAAGGCGTTCACCGCCGCTGTGACCCGTGCGATGGTGCCCGGTGCCAAATACGATAATATGCTCATCCTTGCAGGTCCGCAGGGCATCGGCAAAAGCACCCTTTTGGATAAAATGAGCCGTGGCTGGTTTAATGACAGCATCCGCACCTTTGAGGGCAAAGAGGCATCTGAACTCTTGCAGGGTGTCTGGCTTGTGGAAATTGCAGAGCTTGATGCTTTCCGGCGCACGGATGTTGCACGCATCAAACAGTTTCTTTCATTGCGCACTGACCGTTTCCGTGCGGCTTATGGCCGCCATGTCAAGGAACTGCCCCGCTGCTGCGTTTTCTTTGGCACCAGCAACACCACGGACTTTTTGCAGGACCGTACCGGCAACCGCCGTTTCTGGCCCGTGGATGTCGGCGTGGCACCCGTGACAAAGAGCGTGTGGTTTGACTTGCCCGGTGAGATTGACCAACTCTGGGCGGAGGCTGTTGTCCGTTGGCAAAGCGGTGAGAGCCTTTTCCTCAAAGGTGACCTTGAGGCTGCCGCTAAGGAAAAGCAGGAGGAACACCGGGAAGTCAGCGCCCGTGAGGGCATCGTGCTGGATTTCCTCAGTAAGCAGGTGCCGGAGGATTGGGCAAAGTGGCCTCTTGACCGCCGCAGAATGTTTTGGGGCGGTGCCGTGCAGGGCAGCATCAATCTGGTTGACCGTGACCGTGTATGTGCCCTGGAGGTATGGTGTGAGGCCCTTGACGGCAAGCAGAGGGAAATCCGTTATAGTGATACTGCGGAAATCAACGGCATCATTGAGGCGTGTTCCGATTGGGAAAAAACACCCAATTCTTTGCAGTTTGGCTATTGCGGAAAACAGCGCGGATTTACCAAAAAAAGGGTGGAACATTGACTGGAACATTGCCGGAACATTCAAAAAATCAGCCGGAACATGTTCCGGCAATGTTCCGGGCAATGTTCCGGGCAATGTTCCGGCTTAAACCCTTGAAAATAAAGGCTTTTTTGCTTACCGGAACATTGGAACATTTATTTTCTATATTATATAAAAATAGAGAAATTAGAGGATTTAGAGAAAATATAAACTCCCTAAACCGCCTGTGTGCGTGTATATACGCGCGCGATGTTCCAGATGTTCCACCCCTAAAAAGGAGGTGCTCTTTTGAAAGAAAGTTATATTGAAAATTACCTTGTCCGCAAGGTGAAAGAAAACAATGGTTTGTGTTTGAAATTTGTTTCTCCGGGAAACCCCGGCGTGCCGGATAGGATTGTCATAACCCCCGATGGCAGGACAATCTATGTGGAACTGAAAACGGAGGTTGGCAGGCTTGCCAAAATTCAGAAACGGCAAAGGAGCGAACTGGAGAAACGGGGTGCGGATGTCCGTGTACTTTTTGGGATGGGTGCCGTGAAAGAATTTTTGAGGGAGGTTTTTGACTGATGCAATTTACACCGCACAATTATCAAAGCTACTGCATCCAGCGTGTGGTTGATGACCCTGCGGTTGGTTTGTTCCTCCGTCCCGGTCTTGGCAAAACCGTCATCACCCTCTCTGCTATCAACATTCTCAAGTATTTCCGCTGGCAGGTGCAAAAGGTGCTTGTGGTGGCCCCTAAAAAAGTGGCTGAGGCAACCTGGAGCAAGGAGGCGGCTAAGTGGGACCATCTAAAGCATATCCGCACCGCCACGGTGCTTGGCTCATCCACAAAACGCATCAAGGCGCTCAACACGCCTGCGGATGTGTATGTTATCAACCGGGAAAATGTGGAGTGGCTTGTGGACTACTACAAGCTGGATTGGCCTTTTGACATGGTGGTGCTTGATGAGAGCACCAGCTTTAAGAACAGCCAGAGTAAACGCTTTAAGGCTATGAAACGAGTGCGGCGGTTTATCAAAAAGATGGTGCTGCTGACCGGCACACCGTCCTCCAAAGGTTTGATTGACCTTTGGGCACAGGTTTATTTGCTGGACGGTGGGGCACGACTTGGCGAAACCCTCGGCGCCTACCGTGAGCATTATTTTGACCCCGACCAGCGGAGCCGCACGCAGATTTTCAGCTATAAGGCAAAAGACGGTGCGGAAAACGCCGTTTTGACCGCTATATCTGATATTTGCATCTCCATGAAAGCGGAGGACTACCTGCAACTGCCGGACTTTATCCAGCATGAAATCCCCGTGATGCTGGATGCCAAAGCTAAAAAGGCATATGACCAATTTGAGCGTGACCTTTTGCTTGAGGTGGATGAGGATGTTATCACGGCCGGCACCGCAGGTGTTTTGGTTGGAAAGCTGCTGCAATTCTGCAACGGTGCCGTGTATAGCAATGAGGGGCATGTGGTGCCGGTGCATGATTGCAAGCTGGAGGCGTTCCTGGAACTGCTTGAACAGCTTAACGGAGAGCACTGCCTCACATTCTACGGCTACCAGCATGACCGTGACCGCATCCTTGAGTGCCTGCAAAAGCACCGCAAAGACCTCCGTGTGCGTGTCTACAAGGGTGTGGAGGATGAGGAGGCGTGGAACGCCGGAGAGGTTGATGTGCTGCTTGTGCATCCGGCAAGCTGCGCCTATGGCCTAAACCTCCAGCAAGGCGGCCGGCATGTTGTGTGGTACGGGCTCAACTGGTCCTTTGAACTGAACGACCAGGGCAACTGCCGATTGTACCGCCAGGGTTCTCCGTATGAAAAGGTTTTTATTCACTACCTCATTGTGCAAGGCTGTGAGGATGAGGATGTTATGGCAACGATACAGGACAGAGCAGACACCCATGAGGCTGTCATGCGCGCCCTTAAAGCGAGAATACGAAAGGTTAAGGAGGAAACAGCATGACCGAACAGGAACGATTGAAAACGGACACCGTTTTTGTTGATACCGTCATCCGTGAATGTGCGTTGATGACGATACAAAAAGAGGCGGATGCACAGAGGATTGCAGAACTTGAGGAGCGCCTTGATGCGGTATCAGCCATCCCACCGGCAGAGCCGTCCGCCGCACTGCAAAGGCAGCTTGACAAGGCTGTTGCCGACCTGCATTTTGTTATGGCGGGAGGTGACCCCTGCAAGATATGCAGCACCAAGTGCACCTTTGGAGAAAAGAATTGCAAGCCGATATGGCGCGGAGAGGCAGGTGGCGAATTATGACCTTGAAAGAACTGTCACAGCTTTATTATCTCAACCGTGAGATTGAGATGGACAAGCGCCGCTTGCAGGAGTTGGAGGCACAGGCGGTGTCCTGCACACCTAACCTCACGGGTATGCCGCACGCGCCCGGTGTGTCGGATAAGGTTGGGCGCTACGCTGCGGAGATTGTTGACCTTAGAGGCATCATTGAGGCAAAGCACCAGCAATGCCTATATGAGCGGAGCCGTCTGGAGAGGTACATATCCGATATTGAGGACAGCTACCTCCGGTTGGCGTTCACCTATCGGTTTATAAATGGCTTGCCGTGGGAACAGGTTGCCGCCTGCATCGGCGGAAGTAACACCGCAGACGGCGTGCGGATGATGTGCAACAGATACATCAAAGCAACGAATGATGACACAGAGCAATAAGTTGTTCGCTTTGTTCGGTGCAACTGTGCTATACTATTACCGTGGGTGTATGCCTCAGATAAGAGCAACGCCTCCTTGGTTGGAACGGCGGCAAAGTGATGGAGAATATGAAACCGGACCTTTGCCGCCGTTCTCTAATTCCGATTATTTCAAAAGCTGTCCCTTAACACACACGGGCGGCTTTTTATTTTGACATAGGGGTGGTGAGTGTGGCGAAACTAACTGAAAAGCAAAAGCGTTTTGTTGCGGAGTACCTGGTGGACCTTAACGCCACACAGGCCGCTATCCGTGCCGGATATAGCCCCAAAACAGCAAACCGCATTGGGTCACAAAACTTGTCAAAAGTTGATGTTCAGACCGAAATTGAAAAACGGCGTGCGTCACTGCGGAACAAGCTGGAAATCACACAGGAAAAAGTGATTGAGGAACTTGCCGCTGTTGCTTTTGCCAACGGTGCTGATTTTGCCCAGGTCACGAAAACGGGACTTGTCCGCATTATCCCCACGGAGGATATACCGCAGGACAAACGCAAAGCTATTGCCTCCATCAAGGAGGGTGCGAATGGCACAGAAATCAAGACCTATGACAAGGTGCGTGCCTTAGAGCTTTTAGGCAAGCATCTGGGCGTGTTTGACAGCAACAACGGTGCCGCTGCCGAACAGGAAAACAACATCTTTGAGGTTATCGACCAAAGCACCAGAGAGGAGTTGGACACCAGTGCAATATCAGAAATTGAGCACCCGGCAAAACCTGGCAATGACCTGGTGGAATAGACCCGGCTTTGAGGATTATGAGGGCATCATCTGTGATGGCTCCATCCGTTCCGGCAAGACCGTTGCCATGACGGTTGGCTTTATCATGTGGGCAATGTCTAATTTCAGCGGTCAAAACTTTGCTCTGTGCGGCAAGACCATTGAGAGCTTGCGGCGAAATGTAACCAGCAACCTCTCTGCGTGGCTGTGTGGCGTGTTCACTTTCAAGGAGCACCGCACGGAAAACAAGATTGTGGTGCGCGCAGGCAATAAGACCAACAGCTTTTATCTGTTTGGTGGTAAAGACGAAAGCTCACAGGATTTAATCCAGGGCATCACACTGGCAGGCATCCTGCTGGATGAGGTTGCTTTGATGCCGGAGAGCTTTGTCAACCAGGCAACTGGCCGCTGCTCCGTGGACGGCTCCAAGCTGTGGTTTAATTGTAACCCTGCTGGCCCGTCCCACTGGTTTTATACCAAGTGGGTGCAGGAGGCAAAAAAGCGTAAACTGCTGCACCTGCACTTTACGATGGATGACAACCTCAGCCTCTCTCCTGCCGTCAAGGCACGATATGAAAGCCTTTACTCCGGTGTGTTTTATGACCGCTTTATCCGTGGCTTGTGGGTGGTTGCTGAGGGGCTTATTTATACTATGTTCAATAAGGATTTCCATGTGGTTGAAACGGTGGCAAGACCTTATGACAAGTATGTGATTTCCTGCGACTACGGCACCGTAAACCCCACCAGCATAGGACTGTGGGGGCGTGCTAACGGCAAGTGGTACCGGATGCGTGAGTATTACTTTGACAGCCGCAAGGAGGGACGGCAGCGCACCGATGAGGAGCATTACACGGAACTGGAAAAGCTGGCAGACGGCTTGCACATTTCCGCCGTCATTGTAGACCCCTCCGCCGCATCGTTTATTGAGGTTATCCGCAGGCACGGGCGTTTTCGTGTAGAAAAAGCCTCCAATGCGGTGATTGACGGCATCCGCAATGTGGCAACCAGGCTGCAATGCGGTGATATTTTTATTTGCGATTGCTGCGCGGACTGCATCCGTGAGTTTGGGATGTACCGATGGGATGAAAAAGCCTTGATGGATAAACCGATAAAAGAGAATGACCACAGCATGGATGATGTCCGCTATTTTGTGCACAAAGTCTTTGCTCCGGAGTTGTTCAGTTTCAAATAGTGAGGTGAAAACAGCAAAATGGTTGTGCTAAATTTAAGAGATTTTTCCGTCCCTCTTTCCACCAATTTTGGGAGGGGCATGACAGACAAGCGCTTTTTAGAGCTTGAAATTACAGAGTGGTTGCGCTCCCCAGAACGCAAAAAGCAGCTTGCCGGAGAGCATTACTACCACGGTGACCAAGAGGCTGCACACCGCAGACGGTTGGCGTTGGATGAGGACGGCAAGCCTATAGAACTCAAGCACCTGCCTAACAACCGCCTGGTCAATAACCTATACGCCAAAATGGTTGACCAGAAAACCAACTACTCCTTTGGGCGCCCGTTCTCCTTTGACACGGACAACAAAGAGTATGCGGAGGCGCTTAGCACCGTTTTTGGGCAGCGTTTTTGCCGTACCCTCCGCAATGTTGGTGAGGGTGCGATTATCGGCGGCAAAAGCTGGCTCTATCCGTATTACAACGGCGGTGAGCTTTGTTTCAAACGCTTTCCCGCAGATGAGGTGCTTGCCTTTTGGGCGGATGCAGACCACACCATCCTTGATGCCGCTGTGCACGCCTATGTGGTGCTGGAGTATGACGAAAGCGAACACATCAAGGAGGTGGTCAAGGTTGAGGTGCTGCACGGCGGAGGCGTAGATTGCTTTATCCGACACGATGACGGCACATTAGAGCCGGATGCAAGTGCCTACTCCGGACCATATACAACGGTGACTGACCCCAAAACGGGCGAGGTCAAAGGCTATAACTGGGAACGCATCCCGCTTGTGTGCTTTAAGAGCTCTCACCATGAAATCCCGCTTTTGTCCAAGGTCAAGTGCCTCCAGGATGCTTACAACAACATCCTCAGCAACTTTGCCAACCAAATGGAGGAGGACATCCACACCACCATCCTGGTCATCAAAAACTATGATGGTGAGGACTTGGGCGGTTTTCGCAAAAACCTTGCCGCCTATGGCGCTATCAAGGTACGCTCTTATGAGGGCTCTGACGGCGGCGTGGACACGCTGGAAATCAATGTGAACGCCGAAAACTACAAGGTACTGCTCCAGATGCTCAAGGATGCCATCATTGAGAACGCCAGAGGCTATGATGCCAAAGACGAAAGAATGAACGGCAACCCCAACCAAATGAATATCCAGAGCATGTACTCTGACATTGACCTTGATGCCAATGCCCTTGAAATGGAATTTGCTGCAAGCATGGATGAGCTTTTGTGGTTTGTCAACGCCCACTTTGCCAACACCGGCAAAAAGAGCTATGACGGCACTAAGGTCAAAATAATCTTTGACCGGGATGTGCTCATCAATGAAACGGAGGTCATCAACAACTGCAAAGCCTCCGTTGGCATCCTGTCCGATGAAACCATTGTCAAGATGCACCCGTGGGTGTCTGACCCGGAGCAGGAACTCAAACGCATCAAGGACGAAAAGGAGGAGGCTATGGCAGACCCCTACCGCGCCGCTTTTGAGCAAAACCGCAACCCTCAGCAACCCGGCACAGTAAAGGACGGTGAGGACGGTGGCCAGACAGAGTAACGCCGCATATTGGGCGCAACGCATGAAAAATATGGAGGAGGCTTTGCTTGACCACTCCTATACCTATGTGGAAAACCTTGACCGCCAATTTGCCAACGCCGTGCAGGAGATTGAAAAGAGCATTGCCGTTTGGTATCAACGCTTTGCAGATAACAATGACATTTCCCTTGCTGATGCCAAAAAGCTGCTCACCTCCGGCGAACTCAAAGAGCTGCAATGGACGGTGGACGAGTACATCAAGTTTGGCAAGGAAAACGCCATTGACGGTGCATGGATAAAACAGCTTGAAAACGCAAGTGCCAAGGTACATATCTCCAGACTGGATGCCCTCAAGCTGCAAATTCAGCAGCAGGCAGAGGTTTTGCACGCTCAAGTAGAGGCGGCAACGGAAAAAGCCGCCCGTGAGATTTATGAGGCGGGCTACTACCACACCGGCTTTGAGGTGCAAAGAGGCATTGGTCTTGGCTGGTCCCTTGCCGCCATTGATGAA